GAAGCGGTGTGTCTTCTTTTTTAATGGCGTCGTAACGTTCTTTCTCAATCAAGTCCAAAATCTCTTGGAGTTTCTCCGCTGGCGTTGCTTTGGTGGAGCCGCTTACTTCATTAAAGATAGGGATGTCATCAATGATACCGTGACGACCTTGGTAGGCCTCTGTTAGGGAGTCTGCCAAGTCGGTGACTTCATCGTAGAACGCACCAAGCGCTACGTGCTGTGAGTAGCTTTTTGTTTTTAGGTGCTCACGATGGGCTACATCACGGCTTAAAAACAGTACGCCAATAAATTTACCAATCATGGTTTATCCTATTTTAAAAATTGCGTTAGTAGAAAAATAATAATAAACCCAGCAGTGCCAAGTAATATCTGTTCTAGACGTTTGAGCCTATCATTAATTGTTTCGTATCTAAATGCACACACTGCTTCGTGTGAGTTTAGCCGCGCTGCGGTTTCATCAATGTCTGACATATACATCCTTAGGCTACTGGTTTAGTTGGGTAAGTTACATCAAATGGAAAGCCATCCTGTGCTGTAATATCACGCAACTCTTGACGATATGTTGCCCATGCTGTTTTGGCTTCATCTGTCAGTACAACGTCTGCTAACTGTGTCCAATCACATTCAGCTAGTAGACGATTGCGTTCTGCACGAACTTTATCCCCTTCTCTAGTAGACTCATTGTTAGCCCATGCTTCTTCCATTAAATCCCATTCAGCTTCTTCTTCAGGAGTAAATGGTATATTTCCATTTTCAGTTGTATGAAATCTTGCCATAATTATTCCTTAACTATTTTTAATGCCATAAAGACGGAATGTTCCAGTTGAAATATTACCACTAGAAAAATAAATTTTTACTCCAGTTAATGCTCCAGTTCCTGATGATGTTGTACCAACCCCAGTTGTTGGGTAACCACTTACTCCTGTTGGGTAAGTTGATGTAATAATTGATTTTAGATTTGTTGTAGCTGCTGGAAATGGAATATACATTATCATTGTTCCAGAATTGTCAGTAACAGTCTGGTTAAAACTTCCATTAGCTATATTAAGTTGTGCTACTGAACTCTCAGCATAGTTAGCAGATGAATACCCTCTAAAATAATATCCTGATGTTTGATATGCTCCTGCAATCTTTAATTGAACATATAAACTTACAGGGCCAGTAGAAGGATATATATTTTCAGCAATAATTTGATACATATCGTATGTTGAATTTATATTTGATTCAAAACTAACTGTAGCACTATTACTAGCAGTAATGGTTGATAATAAAACCATTGATGCGCCATTTTGTGCTGTAGCGGATAATGAACCGCCTCCTGTTGGAAACGCATTGTAACTTTGTAATGCACTCATATTATTGCTCCAATACTTCTAACATTGAATCTAGTTGATAAGGAATTGAAGCCTTAATTTTAACGCTATAACCATTAGGCACATAATAAACATCAGTACCACGATTATTAGAACCAATTGCCATTGTAGTGCCTGCTGTTGGTGTTATATAAAAATCACTTGTGCCATTATTAAGCGTCATTGTAAAGTTAGTTGCTTGAGAACCATAAGCACTTGCTACAGAATCAATCCCAGTACCTAAAACACTCCAAGTATATTGACCAGTTTTGTTCAATTCATTAATAGTAAAAGTTGAAGTTCCTGTTAATGTTATAACTGGAGATGTGCTTGTAGTTGTCCAATAATCAACAAGTGAAGTTGCTGCTGCACTACCAGTACTTTGTCCCCATGATACTACTGCTGCTGATTGTGAAGCCAATGATTCAACATAAAGAGTATTTGCATTTAATGTTTTAGATACAACACTTGCTACAATATTATTCCCATTAGATGTCCATACCCATCCTTTGTTATTTGTATATCCTGTAGCTGCAATAATATTCATACCAAACTGAGTTCTTGAAACGGATGGTAAATTATTATTTGTAGTATTTGTATCTAAAACTGTTGTTGTATAAATTCCAGTTCCTGTACCAATTGTTGCTGGAGTTGTTGTATATTCAACAGTTCCATCATTAAACTGACTATTACCATTTACGTTAGTACTACCAATATAAATATATGTTGTTGGTGATGTAACCATTAAGTTAATATTTTTAATCATTCCATATTGCGTTGTGCTAGTTGAAACCGCAACAGAGCCAGATGGTGAACCTGATGTATTACAAGTATATGTCCTAACTGTAGGATAAGTGCTAAAATCAAATCCAGCACAAAGGAATCCAAAAGATGTTGATGTGCCATAAGAAACTAAATCATATACTTGATATAAGGAAGCAGTATTTGTAAGTGTTGTTGTTGTAGCATTTGTTAATTGAGAGCCAGCAGTAAATCCAACTCCTGCATTTGTTATATATGCAAATCTTCCAGAACCTGTATTTGTATTGCAAGCTATGTTTATTGCGCAGTATGATGAATTCGCACCAACTCCACGAGAATCAGATAATGTTGCAATTGTTCCTAATGCAGATACTGTTAAGCATTTAATCCCTTGTCTAAGGTCTGTTGAAGCAAATAAATTTATTGATTTTTCACCAATAATTGCACCTGTTGAATCTAAAGCATATATATTATCACCAAACCCAATAAACCAACATTGTGAAGTATCAGACCACATATAATGTTTTCCAGTTGGAACACCAAATGGAACATAATTTCTAGTTGTTGTTTCAGTTCCCCATCCAGTAGCAGTTAATCCTGTTCTACTATATACTGTTGCAGATGCAGTAGCTGCTGTAGTGTAGTAATACACAGGTCTTGACTCAAATGGTACAAATAAATTCCATGCGTAAGGTGCAACAGTATATGAACTGGTTTGTAAATTAGTAACTGTAGTGGTTGTAACACCCATAGTCATATTGCCAGCTAAAACTACTGCTTTTTCATCTCCAATATTATAGGCATACATCCCAGTATAAAATGTACCGTATGCAACAGAAGTATTTATTTGTGTTGTTTGCACAGTAGTGCCATTTGTTTGTGGCAATACAGTAAATGTTGAACCACCGCCAGAGCCACAAGCAATTGCTGAAGCATATGTTGATGAGCCAGTTGGAGAAAGTGGAACTACTGCTACTCCCCATTGAGAGTTTCCTGCACCAGTAATAATTGATGTTGCTGCATTAATGGTAGCCCATGTATTTGTTGATTCAGTATATTTAATAATTGACGCATTAAGACTTGCATTGCCTGTCATACTTGCAATCATATATGTTGAATCTGACCTGCGATGTAACGCCATTGATACTTGATAATTATTATTAGAATAAGAAATAGCATTAAATGCAGACCCTGCTAATGTTGCGGCTGAATTTGATGGAATATTAATAGCTTGCGTTATATATTGTGTTTGTGCTGCATTTACACCATAAATAACTGCTTTATTTGAATTTTCAGGAACAACACAAATTCCTCTAATTGCATAAAAAGTAGAAGAAGCATTTAATGTGTAATACACATCATCTACTTTATTATTTGTAATATTAATTGTATATAATGTGCCATTCCCCTGACAAATTGCAACTTTTGTTGGAGTAATTGCAACCATTTGGAATGGAGTTGAACCATTGTTATCTATTGGATAATAAAATCCAAGACTTAACCGTGTAATTGGCCCAGCTAAATATCTGCCAGTAGCTGAATCATATTTAAGTACTTGTAAATCAGTTTGAGTTTGACCGCTTCCAGAATAATAATATGGTGTTGTTACACATAATAATGTATCTGTTGATAATTTTGCAAATAATGGAATTCCCATGCCTCTGCTATCAGACCCGCATAAAACAGGAGTTCTTCCAATAAATCCCCATCCATCAGCACCAGTTGTTTGATTAATTTGATTAACATCACCAATTTGGTTTACGTTATATGCTTTCAACGCAGCGTCAGCACCAGATGTATTTGTATAGGCAGCAGTTAGCGTTGTGCCTACGTTTTTAGTAATAATTGCTTTTAAGTTTGACATTTTATATCCTTACATTGATGCTTCAAGTTGAACTAAGAAGAAAGCTGATGGTATAGCAGTCCAAATTGGTGCTGAGCCTGCCCCTGTAGATGTTAGAACATTACCTACGACAGCTACGTTTGTTAAATTTTCACCCACATACTGCCATGTTGCAGAAGTGCCTGATGTGGCTGTTAATACTTTGTTATTGGTAGGTGCAAGTGCTGCACTTGTATTTACAGTTGTTGTTGCCGAGTTAATACCATTTGCGGCTGCTGGCGTACTTGGTGTACTCCACTCAGGTGCGCCGCCAATACCTACTATTAGGTTTTGCCCTGGTGTACCTGCTGTAATAAACGAAGTTGTGTCTGGTGCAGTTTGGTAGGGTATTTCATTAGCTAGGCCGCCTGCTAAATCCGTTGCAGCGCCAATACTTGACCATGTTGGTGCGCCTGTTCCGTTTGATGTTAGCACTTCCCCAGCAGACCCTACTGCTGTAAAGGCAGTAGAGCTCACACCATTTTGATATACTATCCGCCCTGCCCCACCACCTACTATATTAGCCGCTGTAGCTGCTGGAACGCCCGCAGACCAAGTTGGTGGTAATCCTGGGCCTTGAGTAGTTAACACATAACCATTAGTACCTGGTGATAAAAATGCTGTGGTGTTGGGTGCAGATTGGTATGGTACATTACCAGCTACCCCACCATCGATATTATCCGCACTTGTAGCATTACCTATTAACGATCCATTAAATAAGGTAGCGGTTATATCGCCTGTTGTTGCTAAATTACCGCTTAATGGGTCAAACGTAAGTTTTGTACTCGTTACTTTTAAAGCTCTATTACCGCTAGTACCACTTACCCAAGCAGGGTAAACAGGTCCCGCTGTTACTGCATCGTTTGTAACTGCTACTGTAGTAGCGCTTGCAGCATTGCCTGTAATATCTCCTGTTACATTACCTGTAACGTTGGCATACAAACCACCAACATCAAAGTAAGCTGCTTGCACACCACCTGCAGCAATGGCAAGTTGATTAGTATTTTTGCGGTAAATACCTGTATCAGTATCTAGTGAGAAGTACAATGACGGGCTTGCTGCACTGCCATCTACTAAACTTAAAGTTGATGTTACTGCAACTGTTTGTGCTGCTGTAATGTTTGTGCCATCGCAATATATAATATACGATTGATTGGCCGTTAACCCTACTGTGGCGCCACTGCCCGTAGTAAATGTGAGGGTGTACCCGCCAATTGCACCAACGCGTAAGAAGTAAACACTGGCTACCGATGGGATAGTCACAGTCATACTGCTTACTGGGGCATTGAAGAAATACCAAAGTTTATTTTGCGCTTGCGTAGGTGTAACTGTGTATGCTGATAAACCAGTCAAATCTACTGTTAACTGTGTCCATACGTAGGTATTACTACGACCGTAACCAGCAGTGTAATACAACACGCCGTCGGTAGTTACAATACATGACTCCCCAGGTTGCAAATCTTTAGTTAGACTGCCATCAATTGTAACTGACGCAGATGGGTCTAACGTGACAGTGCCAGAGCCTTCATTAATAAAAATGAAGAAGTAACCATTGTATAGTGAAGATGGGCTTGGTAATGCTAGTGTAGCTGTACCTGACTTGTATACTAGTGTTGTTGCGTTGTCTGATGCACTAATGCTATACGTCGCGCCAATAGAATTGTTTGCAACAATGTTGTCAATGGCGTCACCATCAACACGGTGACCTGCACCAGCCAATATACCAGCATCTGCACTAGAGGTACCAGTACCAAAAGTAGTGACATCGTATACACCTGCTGCAGTGCTATTGTTTGTCAGTACAAAATACTTTGCAACACCTGCGGTAATAGTAGTTAGTGTGTTACCTGCATTATCTTTTACTTCAAAACTGTTAGAGCCCGCATTTTTAACAATGAAGTCTTCGCCCGTTGATACCTCTGTGGCATTGGGTAGCGTAAGCGCTAAACTGGCGGCGGAAGCAGTAATGTCATTGTTTTTGGCTAATACAAGGCCTGTACCAGCATAGTTGTATGGCCAGTACGCCGTGGTATTACTTGCGATGGTAGTGGCTTGGTAGCCGTATTCTGATGGTGGCGTGACTTGACCACCAAAAACATCAACAAAATTCGTCATGCTTCAGTCCTTAAATTTGCTTGGTCAATCGCACGACGCTGCGATTCTTGTTGGAAGTTTTTCACTGCCTCGTCATAGAACCCTTTAAATTCAGCAATACGTTCTGGTAGTTTCAAGAACGGTTGTGCTTCTAGCAAAGCACCATACAGAAGTAACTGTGGGCAATAACGTGTAACCCAATTTGTTTGCGTTACAGTATCCAAAGGTTGTGGACGCTCGTAATAGCTCAATTCAAAATTATACGCTAAATCAGGTGTTGCAGCTAAAAAGAAATGCTCGTAATCATAGTTTGCATAGTATTTTGGTACGCCTGTATCATTTGGGTTAGGCCAATATGTACGGCAATATTCGTAACCACGCTCAAACAAGTATTGGCGTTGGGTGCCTACCATAATACTAAATGACGCTGTTTCGCGCCATCTAACAGGTTTTTGATACGTTGATTGGCTAGGTAATAACGTACCAGATACAATTTTTAACATGCCTAAACCGCGCAAGCTTGACGCAAGGCGGTTTTCCGCCATCATAATGAAACGTGGAATTTGATCCACGAATGGGGCATCGTTACGCTCTGCGTATGTTTTGATGTCTTCTACGAGACTATCATAGGTCATTGCTGCAGCAGTTGTCATATCTCAGTCGCTATATCAGTATCAGGTCTTGGGTATTTAACGGTAATGTTCTCAGTTTTACGTGCCGGTAAGCGCCATGGGTCTTTTGTATCCCAGCAATCTTGACACACTCGTAAACCTGGACTGTTACCATCCGCTTTTAAATCATCTAGGTACATTTTAACATTGCAACGGTCACAGACCGCAATCGCCATTGTACCTTTATTCTTAGCCGGTAAATATACTGGCATATCTTACCTATTGTACACACCAATGCCAGGCGTGAAGTATATTGGTGAGCCATCTGTCTCGCCACCTTCTGTAACAGATAACCATTTATCCGCTTCGCCCATCACACGTTGTGCTTTAGCTGCATCGACTTGCGGCAATTCATAACATAGGCGAGCCGCGAGTTGCCAAATAATGGCCTCATACCAACGTGCTGGTATTTCCATTGTCTCGGATAAGTTACCGATGTCTTGAATTTGTCTGTAACGCCAAATAACCAACATATCCGTTGAGTTATTAGATACTGGCCATACGCTAAACTGAGGGTTGACCAATTTCTCGTAGTAGAAGTTTACTGACGGACGACCTTGAATGTACTTGTTTGGTAGTGCTGAATAGTCGTCGCGGTTCATTTGCGGGACTGGTAACTCACTAATTTTGTTGATTAGCAATAGTTGCGTTGCTGTAAATGTTGCACCAGACGCATAAAGACGCCAATATGTTGCGCCATTTGCATTACTTGTTCCCACATCAAAATACGCCAACTGATTAACTGCTGGGAATAATGTGGTATCAATTGTGGTTGTTGTAGTCCAAGTTACACCATCTGAACTCGATTGTACAAGCAAATCAGAGGTTGGGGGGGCTGTTAGCGTAAAACCGACGCGCACAATCGCTGTAGGAGACGATAATTGTACTTGGTAGGTAGTAGCACTTGCGCCATTAGTTCCTGTGACGTACGTGCACGTGGCGTAAGCCATATTGAGAATATCAATAGTACCTGCAGGCATTGGGTACACTACTTGCCCAGCAACTACTGGAATAATCTGTTTATCTACTGTCCAAAGGTTAATGCCTCTGGCAGCTAGATTTAACATTAACAAATATAAATTGTCTAATGCTATACCGACAATTTCAGGGGTTTGCGCAGTAGCAGAAATACCCACGCGGCGAATTGCGTGTTCAAGTACTTTCCTTGTTTCTACGGTGGTTGCACCGATTGTCCCTGATGTTGTC